CTGAACGGGTGAACTCAAGTGCATCCAATGCTTTTTGAGTTGCGGAATTGCACTTCACAAAGTCACCGACGCCGTTGCGAATCTGTTTGGCAGTAGCATAGAAACATGCAGTACCGACAATAACACGAAACTTCTGGGATTGTTTGAAACGCTTGACTGTCATAGTGACTCCTTTTCTCAATCAATACATGTATTATATGCCCAAAGCCATTTACTGTCAACCTTTTTAGCCAAAAAAAGTAGTACTAAAAAGTACTACTTTTTCGGTGCTTGTCATGTCGTCGGTACTCATTCTTTTTGTTCTTCACAACCTTAGGTTTGAAAGGTGTGTTTTCACAGAACAAAACACGATGTGCCCGGTGCTTGGGCTGTTCAACAGTAAATTTTAAAAGTTCTTTTTTCATAATACCGATATTATAGCAGAACTTCTATTTATTGTCAAGTTACCGAATTCGGTGTTTAGTGATGACTTTCTTCATGTCAATCATCATTTGGTCATACTTTTCTGGTTTGCCACCTACTGGTTTAAACGTGAATGAGTTTTTTAACCACTCTACCAGTTCGGGGTCAGCTAGTACTTGATTCAATGCTTTGTTCAACTTAACCCTATCTTGTTCAGGGAAAGTTTTGTATACTGCATAGCCAGTACCAGCTAGAACCTCATGCGTATGTATCACTTTCAACGATTCTTTGTGTGACTTCAAATAGGGATTAAAAGTAGTAGTCTCAATCATATCCACTGTGCCACTCAACAAGGCTAGTGTGGATTCACTATCTGATTTATAGTTGATTACTTGGGTGTCTGAGTTCTTTGGCGCTTCTGTAGTTATCAAATACTCTGATAGAGGATTACTAACACCTACGTTTACTTTGCCACTCAAACTATTCATCGAATCAAACTTAGAATCACTTCTAGTGACCAACAACGATGATATGTATTGTGTGAGAACTAACCCCTTCAACTCATTGACAGGATCTATATCATGTTCCTTCATTAGGTATGCGTTCACTGCATAAACACTACCACCGTGTAAAATAACGTTAGGATCACGATGCGCTTCTTCAATGAATGCTCGGTAGGCGATCATAAGATTAGCACCAGGCTTGTTGAACACAACAAATGTGTCACCAGTTATCTTTCCTACTTCTTCAAATATTCTACGGGTTTGAACATCCGCCCCGGATCCAGCAGGGACACCGATAAAAATCTTATATATCGTAGCATCTGCTGATAGTGATAGAAAACTAAGTAGGATTGCGATTATATATTTTGTCATTGTGTCCAACTTGGTTGTGTGCGGTCACGCCAGTTAAACATGCGGCGCTTGTCACCGTTATAGTAATTGCGATACGACTGAATAGAATCGCCGGGAACCTTGTAAGCATCCGGCATCGCAGGTGTTGGTTGTGTAAAAACGCCCACTGGTATATTAGTAGGTGTACTAGACAGTGCAGGAATCAATCGCTCACATGCATGGACTTTCTTGTAACGGTGAGTATACTCGGTCATCAATTTCAACCAAAGGTCGTACAAGAATTCGTAATTCTGCTTTGACTGACGAACCCACACCGCTGATGGATGATTCACGTGAGTAGCACGATATAACTCCAAGTCACGTGCATCAGGTAATACCAGCGTTGTTTGCTTACGACCTGACTTTGACAGTCCAACTTGAGGTGTGCCGTCAAGCACACGGTGAGTAGTACTCAACAACTGAGCATACTCTAAAATCATTTTAACAACGTGCTTATCCACGTGCATTTCAGCACATGTTTTAGGATCAGCATCTAAGTAGAAAATGTTCATTGCAATAGCATCCGAATAAGACCGACTGTATCGATAGAGGTTAAAAGAATGTAGTTAGCCAACATCCCAAAAGATTTCCTAGTGAAAGCAGCCCAAGCATAAAGAGCGCAGCCACTAATCCAGACAGGATATAGTAAGAGAAGAGGAGGGTTAGGGACTGTGATTGCCATTGTGAGAGAACAGCCAATAGAAATAGCCCAAGCAAGGAGCTCAATACAAAACCTAAAGGGATGAGTACGATAGTCATCTTTGATCCAGTTAAAAATACCTGCTACAATGTCGTTCACTTCGTTACCTCGTCAGTCAATGTAGGTATCTGGCTCTTTGTCTCATTGATATAGTTCCAAAGAATAGCTTCTACCATTTCATTAAATGTGATATCACGCTCGTGTGCCATCTTGGCGATTGACAGAAACTCTGCGTCTGACAAATCAACCGGAATGTCCACTTTCCCGTCTTTTGATTGCTTCGTTGTATTTTCGTTCATAGTGCTCCATCATCGGTTCAATGTCATTAGTGTAAATCTGCTCCATAGTCTTATAGAGCATCTTTGCTTCTTCCGCTGTCATCCCAGCAGTCCATGACGGATCGCCAGGTTGTTTTCTTAACCCATAATCATGTCTGTAAGTTAGACACATATCATGGATGATTTCCTCTTTTGTCTTATTCATTGGCTCTCATTTGTTTACATTGTTGCACCACAAACTCTGGGTAGTTGTTTTGACTTCCTAGAACTTGTGTGCAATTGAAAGTAACTGTAATTGTGTCTTCGTCATCATATTCATCATCGTTGGCAAAGTAGTTGTATAGGTTACTTATAACAAACAATACACCCAGTACGATTAGCACCGGCACGAATAAACTTGATGCACGTGAAGGGCTCATTATTCACTCAGTTTATAGTTTAGGTATGCTAGAGCAAAGTCAATCAATGCGCCAATCAAGTCACCGCGTTGAATCTCATGTAAGCCTGCTAATACAAGCCAGCCGATCAAGAACCAGGTAATCTCTGTGCGATATGTTGCGAACCAAATTCTAATTTTATTCATATTATAACCAGCTATGTGCTGTCCATGTGTTGAGGAATCTCATGCTTGCGTTGCCACTATTGGCAAAGTGTTTCTTCTCAAACTGATTATACGCTGCCTTCCATTTCTTTGCAACTGGTTCGGGTGCGTGACATGCTAAGTAGTGTAACTTTTGAAACTGCTTAACAATGGTTTTCTGATTGAGTTTGTAGCCAGCTGGATACCATTCGTTTCGAGTTTGCCAATTGTAAGTATCAGATTGACCATATTTCAACCTTTGTTTCATTACATAAGTTTTACCCAAGTCTTGTGGTCTAAATCTATTCATATCATTCTCCTACTACCCAAATTTCTTTGAAGCCTTCATCCATTGAGGGGACTTCAAAATTCTTAATCATACTTTCCATCACGTCAGGTGGAATCACTTTTCCCGGACGACTTGCTAGACGGCGAGACAATTCAGCTGGCTCAGGTACTTTGAACACTACTGCAATGTGTTCGTATTGCGAAGGCAGCAGTGTGTTGAACTTTCGAGCACGGGTCTTTACTGTAGTGCTAGTCTGGTCCCAGATAAAGTCCAAGTGGTTAGCTTGACAGATTAATGCTTGATTAACCATCAACTTAACCGCAATTGGCATGTATGCTTCAAAGACTTCTGAGTAAGTCTTGCCTTGTCGTTTAGCCTCTGCTTCCACAAAATGGTCAGTGCTAACAACTGGTAAGTCTTTAGCCCATGCTTGACTCTTGATCCAAGTACTCTTACCTGAACCGGGTACGCCTACTAATTGATAACACTTGTTCATCTTATTCTCCTTGAGCATGTAGTATATGCTCAAACTGATTTGTTGTCAACCTCTGGGTTTGCGAAACCAGTCAGGCTTATCACGGAAGCGATATTGAAGATACTCTTTTACTACTTCTGTTTTCATTTTTGAAAACCCTGTCTTGAGTAGAAAAAATATCTCATCCTTCTCAGAATCTACGCCAACTTGATAAACATCACCTTCACTTATCCTAGCGTGACTATTGCAAACAAACTCAATCAGTGCTCCAGTCTCTATTCTCAGAATATCAGAAGGGGACTTGGCAATACTCCAATCATATTTGTAATCGACAACGTCCACATAGAAAATGTGCATTACACACGTTCTTTCTTAACACGACCGATACGTGAAGCCTTGTTCCAGTCATAAGCAACGCCGTCTGGACACTTGCCATCTTTGATTGAATCAACACCAAACATACCTACGATTTCAAAGTCTGGACCGGTGATGGTCACAAACTCATTCATTTGCTTTGCATACTTCATTGCTTCGTCCAAGGACAAAACTTCGTATGAAGTTGACTTACCAGTTACTTTATACATTAAACTCATGTTTACTTATCCTTTTCAATTTGAACTTGCGTTCATACTCAATATGACCTCGTGCGGCATCTTCTTTTGTCGTATATCGCTCCAACACTTCACTGTCGCCGTTCGCATAGAATACACAAGTTTCAAATGGTGTATCTTTATACACTCTGCTATCCAACTCGACTGTACTCAACGAGATATCAGGTGGGTAAAACCACACATGGTCATCACTTACAAGTTGCCAACGATTCTTTCGCATCATATTAAATGTCACCAGAATGTTCCTCATCTCGCTTAGGGATAATGAGTCCGGATTCAAGTTGAATTCCGTTAATCGTGTGAGGTTCGTTTTCGTCATAAGTCCAACCCAATGCTTTCATCATTTTATGTTTAACTAAGAGATTAGGGCTACGAAACACTTCTGTGTCGTCAAAGCCCAACATCACGCCAACTTCGCAAACTGCACCACTACGGCACACGCCTGCGACACAATGAACGATAACATTCATCCGTTGACCATATGCCTTTTGCAACAAGTCAACCAATTGTTGTGCTTGTTCATCGGTGATTTTGAATTCCTCAGCACTTGGCATGTCGTCTTTTTCAAGATCCAAGAATTCAAACTGATGAACTTCACGGAACTCATACTTGGGAGTAGGAAACTCCATGCATGGGTCAACGATTTGAATCAACATGGCATTAATGCCGGGGTTGATATGAAACCCTTTCTGAATGTCACTCAATGCTACGTTTTGAATCCACATGTTGTTTTATCTCCTAATTACAGATATTATACAACAGTTTGGATTTATTGTCAAATCTTAAACGTAGCCCAAAATGCTGTCTTTTCTAAGTCTTGTTGGAAGTCGGGGTAGACTTCATCTAGGTAACGCTGGTCGACCTCTTCGTATTCACCGCGTAATTTTTTACGTGCTAACTCCTCTGCTTCGTAGTTGCTGCCAGTCCACAATTTAGTCTGTAGTTTAGCGCCCCTACGTCCCCAGACAGTTAGAAACTTACCATTAGAGTAACCATATCCTTCGGGCTCGTATAAACAAATAACACCCCATACTTTATCGTGCTTACCTTCATTGCACCAAAGGATATGTGCGTATCGCATATTAGTCCTTTTTGCGTGAGGAACCTGTACTAAACAAGATTCCAAACAAGATGTTCAAGCCCCATGCTTGCAACCAAGTAACTTCATTGACACCTGTGATTGCACCGACCAAGCAACCATTCCACAGCATGTAAACTGGCCAACTGAGCAAGAAACTCAAGAATAGCAAGAATGCCAAGCCACCGACAACTGTAATGAACAATTCAAAAACTTTCATAATAACTCCTTAGAAAAAATGATCCATGAAAACTGCGCCGTTTAGGGCACTTGCGAAAACGTTGACCCAACCACCTTTGTTGTTCCCATCGTTGAAAGCATGATATGCTACCCAACCCGAGAAAAACATAAAGGCTAAGTTGATAAAAAAGATATAGTCAATCCAAGTCATATCAAGCCTTTAGTGTGTCAAACAAATGCGCTTTGTCATGGTAGTATTTTACATACTTGGTTTCATCACGCCAGATTGCCAACTTACGTGCAAACTGCTCTGTCCAAGAAAGCATATTATTGCGAAACCAGAAGGGGTTGAGAATTGCTAGCAACACGATTATAACCATTGGAATCATCATAGGTGCAGTCAATGACCAAAACGCCATCTTGTATTTGAACATCGGAGACAATTTCATTTCTAGTTCCTCACTCGTCTTTGTTACTTGACTTTCCTGCTTTGTAGCCAGTGTAGATAAGACTACCTACAATTGCTACAACACCTACTGCCATTAAGAATTCTGCAATTACAATCATAATTAATCCCAAGAGCTTGATGAACTTGAATCGCTAGAACTAGACCAGCTTGAGCTTGAATCGCTTGAGCTAGAACTAGACCAAGAGCTTGAGGAGCTTGAGCTACGTGAGCTAGAATCATCATCCCAGCTTGAGCTACGTGAGGAACTTGTGCTAGGAGTGTCATCCCAAGAACTGTCACGGCTACTGCGACTTGCGGGCACTTCACGAATTACCTCACGTTCGACAACTCGGGTAGTATCGTGACTGTGATGATTCATCATGTCGCCAATTAAGATACCAGTCAACAAGCCATCATTGCTGTTGTTCACCACTGTAGTGTGTGCTGGACCCGAACTTGCGTTACTACGAGCGAGGCGTGCATCCATTTCTGCGCGGTCAGCACGAGCCCTAGCTTCACGCAACTCTGCCGCTTGTAACTCTGCCGCACGTGCCGCTTCTTGTTCTGCCTTAAACTGTTTCACAGACTTCAACTTGTCAGGGTTAGCCGGGTCGAAACGTTCGTGACCATAATTCTTGTGCGCTTTGAGTGCGGCTTCTGCGGCCAATTCGGCTTTGCGTTCTGCATCTTGCTTGGCAAGCATTTCCATGTGTTCACGCTTACGTTGTGCTTCACGTTCTTGGCGCGCCTTTTCTTCACGCAAAAACTCTGCATCACGTTCGGCTTGTTCTTCCTCTTGTTTACGAGCATAAACACTATACATGAAATAACATGCTACAGCAAAGCCAGCGAAC